AAGCCGCACCTGAGAAATACTTGTCATTCATGTCCTTGAGGCCTTGATTGACCACGAGGTTATGTGACTTTTCTTCCCACTTCAGGTTGCCGTCTTGGTCAAAGCACTGTGCGTGGAATACACCACCGGCTCGCGTACCTTCGCTAGCAGTCTTGTTAGACTCTAACGTTGACGAGATGATGTCTTGGATGGTTGCGTGTTGGTTCAACATTTAAAACCCCTTAAGGAAGCCGTAGTAGCGCAGAACCTGTTGTAGCAGGGGGAAACTGCACCGTAAAAGTTATAGTAGATGTGCGGTCTGCACCAAAGTCCAAAACACAGATAGCGCCATTATCGCCGGGTTTGTAGATCAATGCACCACGAGCGGTAAGGGTAGATGTCCAAGAAGTGTTGGCGAAGCTAATATACGCGCCACCTGACTCAGAAAAGTATGTTGGCGTAATTACGTTGCCACCTGCTACGTAGCCAGAAGCCACCACTTCTCCCGTTGTTGTATAGGCAGTTGTGGAGCTATCAAGTGTAGCCGCATTGGTGTACAGCGCAATGTAGTACGTATCCGTCGTTGGCGAAACAAAATCAAAACTGCCGGAAACAAGTCCCGGGTTAAAACTGTCGCAGAGGAAGTTGCCAGTGAAGCTCAAGATACGTTCCCCACAAGTCTGTTGCCTTTACGGATATTTTCTACGCCCGGTATCACTTGCAGGTTCCAAGGCACATGAAGTCCTGAAACAGTTTTGCCCTGTAATGGGATTATATGGTCAACATGCCAATCAAACCCAAACATTTTAGCTCTAATTTGTGCGAGTTCGTACGCCTGTTCAATCATCCAGTGATCGTCTTCTGTAAGCCATAATGGAGTGCGTTGTTTCATCGACGCTCGTCGCATTGCTGTGTCTACATTTTTCTGAACTTTGTATTTACCTTTAGCAGTTTGCTTATGCACTGCAACCTTTTCTGGGTGTTTAGCATTCCACGCAGCTTGCGTAGCACATATTTTTTCTTTGTTTGCTTTCCTATAAGCCGCGTCACGCATCCGCTTTTTCTCTACATTTACGGGGTTGAGTTTAGCTTTCGCTGCGTATACTTTTTGCTGCGCCTTAGTGCGTTCTGGATTTGCCTTCCTACCTTTTTGGATATGTTCTCTAGCGCATTGAACACAAGCGCCCGTCACCCAACGAAAACCTTCAAGCTCAGGATGCTTTGCGCAAACACTACCATGACATTTATTTATGCCTAGTTGTTTTGCTTCCTGTCGGTTTAGTCGTGTCATTTGACGGGGTACCTCACCTGCCCAGTTCTATAGCTGTCAGTCCTCTCTTTTCCGTCGCCCAACTGCTTGAGCAACATCATCGTTTCTTGATATTTGGCTTCGTAGTTTGCTACGACATCAGGTTCCTGACGCTGGAAAATAGCCGCTTCTCGCATCGCACCGTACAGCAAGGCTGTGTCAAAGTTGTCCCCTAGCCAAGTCGTACTAGCAGTAACAATAGACTCTGGATAGAAGAAGTAATGAAGCTCAACGGAATACCCAGTATCGGGTGTTGGGCCAAGTAGGAACGACATTTCGTTAGTTAGCTCAGGGGGATTCCCACCTGTCGTCGTGGGGCCAAAAATAGCGTAGTACTTTGGCAAGCCTGTATCTGTAGGCGATGGGTACGCCTGACGAATAAAGTTCACATCCTTGTTTAGCAAGTACTCGTATTCCCCGTTTGCTTTAATGATTGCAACCGAATACACAGACAGAAAGTCTGTTGGGGCAGAAAGATACTTGTTACTTGGGGTGACACTACCCGTTACGTTCTTACGCAGGTACGAGAGCTGAACAGAATTATAAATACGCTGCTCTGCCGCTTGAACAAAGACGGGGATATTCTCGACGAACAGTGGTTCATCGCTTTCTGAATAAGCCTGAATAGTAGCGGAGAGTTGAGCGTAGTTCATTATGCAAGAGGCCCTCTTGCCATCGTTCCCTTCGTTGCGCAGCCTGTGCCACGAATCTTAATGCCGGAAGTCTTGACGTTTTCACGAGCTGGATCTCCAGTACTGACACGCATAGCGGGTGTATTACACGATACATCCGCGGCTTTCAATGTATTAGGATCAGGCTTGCGGCTGATAGCTGCTTTAATGTTCACAGGGCCACCTTTCATTGTGTGGGGTTCAGCATAAACCGCTGCTGAGCCAACCTCTTTACCCATTAGTTTCTGACTAAATTTAGCCATATCAACCACCTTTTTGGTTCTTGACTTTCGCCAAGCCACGACCCATCGTCTTTAAGTCGATGTTTTTGACGCCAGCGGTTTTCTTTCCGCCGTGCATTATGCCGACCTTTGGGCCATCATTACCGAGATTTTTACCCTCGGTTTTACCTTTCTTTGCTACGCCATCTGCGCCACGTTTAAACATTGCTATCCCCTAGGATGTAAGTACTGCAACTGTACCAAGCTGGACTTGGATAATCAAGTCATTAGGTGTAAGACCACCATCTCTTGCACCGCCGACAGGCGCCCAGCCCCACTGAAATATTCTACTACCACCAGACGGATCGCCGTCTACATCTAAACCTGACACAACATAACTGGTATCTGGTCTTGGTTCACGTAACGCTTGCGGGTCGTTTACAGGGTACATGCCCAATTGCAACTGGGGCTGATCTGGATCCCAACACGCCTTACATACTTTGACGTTATACAACTTAGTCTTTAATACCTGCTTGCGTAATTCTTTAAGCTTAAACTGCTGCCCGCAACGATCACAGATCGAGATTGCATATTTACCAGAGGCGAATTGACTAGGCATCGCTCACCTCAATAGTTCAACATTCTTGGTACCAGACGTATCGGGGCTTTTTCTCGATCCTCGTCGGCAGCAAGTTGAAACTGTTGCTCATACTCAGACTTCAAAAACAGTACGCGCTCAGGAGCTACATCGGGAAGCTTAAATGATAAATAAAACGCCAGACCCGCAACCATGCAAGTAAGAAATCGAAATGGAATGTCTTGCGTAGAAACACCGCCGCCAGAGTCTTGAATGCGTCTTAGGCGAAAATACACAAACGTATACTGATCGCCCGGCGCGTTTGGCGTAGGCCAAACAACAATCTTAGGGTTGTTCACACCAGTCGTGGGATAGTCTGCACCAGACTGACGGTTAATCCAAACTTGAATTGGGCGACCCTGTGCGTTCTTTGTTGGGATGGTTAAGTACGTAGACTCTGAAATACGGGTAATGTTAATGTCGATCTGGTTTTGACCAGAGCCTGTACGGATTACAGTATCCAAAAGATCAATGGTATCCACAGGCAGGTTGTATGTGGACTGCCCCGTCACCATAGGAATCGAGCCTTGCTCAATCGTCCACAGGTTAATGCCACGGTTTGCCCACTCAATGGTCAACAAGTTTAAGCTACGACGCGCCGTACGTAAGTCATATCCGGTACGCAGTTCTTTGCCGCATCTCTCGAAGGCTTCTTCGCAGAGTTCGCTTAAATCTAAATTAAAACCTGCGGTGCCTGAAGTAGTCATCTAAATCCTGCCGTTTTCTTTGCAATACGTTTTGGTTGCGCTACGAACTGCTTGCCTGCCGACTTCCCTGCGCGTTTAGCCTTGGTTGTGGCTGCATACTCCGCAGGGCTAAGGGACTCAATAGCCTTCTTTGGTAAATACCGCTCCCCCGTTTCCGAGGATTTCTTGCCTGACTTGGTTTGCCATTTCTGATCGCCCCAGTCTTTCAAGGATTTTTGCGGCGCTTTCAATCTCGGTAGCCTCCGCCTGCTGCCTTGTATTTCTTAGCTACTAGCTGCGCTTTGCGGGCTGACCATTGGCCTGCTCCTGTGCCGTGCGTAGCTGCGGCTTTAACTTGGGACACAATCTTCTTACGTAAGCTAGGTTTGGTGTAGTTACCAGCGGCATTTACCTTGCCACCCTCAGCGTACATAGTGAACTCGTCACCATCTTTACGACGAGCTTTTTTACCCCCGGGCATTTTAGCGGGGTTAATCGCACCCATGCCGCGAGAGGCTCTCATTAACAGGTTCTGCCGCCAGACTTCATGGCAATCATCGTGCCCTTAGTCTTACCCTTGACCGCACAGCCATCAGCGCGTTTGGAGGCGGAGCCGCCGTTCTTAAGCTTAGCCATGTCGGTCTTCTTTCCACCGTGCATTTGTTTGTCATGCATACCAACGGCTTTCTTAACAACTTTCTTGTCCATAGACATATCTGAATGTTTCATAGCACCACCTTCCTTAAAAGTTTGGCCTTTGCTGGCCTGTGAGTATTCTTTTGCTACCTTAACTGGCACACCAACCTTCTTAGCGAACGCAGGGTTGTGCGCCGCAGCATCCATAAACTTCTTTTGTTTTGCGCTCGTTGCTGGCATCTTAGCCTCGAAAATATCCGACTACATAGCCAATAAAGCCTGTAATGCTACTGACAGCTGTGCCTATCCAAATAAGAGTTTTCCATCCACCTTCAGCTCGGTCAAGCTTTTGGTTGATTAAGTCAATGGTTGCCTTCATAGCATTTAGCTCTTGAAGAACTTGATCCATATCAGACTGGATATGTTTGATTTCGTTAGCGTGGGTGGCTAACTCACGGGCTGTTTGCACGGGATCTTCCATTTCAACATTTCCATCTTTTCAAACTAGCTGCTTTTCTGGTTGGACGACCTTTCTCGTCCTTCATCGGGCCGGGCATACCGCTCATTCTTGCGCAAAATGACTTCTTGCGCGGGCCACCCTCGGGCTGTGGAGCCTTTAGGTTTGACCCTGTTGCAGCATTATATTTAGCTCTCCCCTTTGCGGTCAAACCAGCTCCCTGCTTGACAGGCAGTTTTTCGCCACGACCGACAGCAAGGGAGGGGGTCTTCTTAGCCATAGAACACCGTGGCAGTAGCGCTAGCAAGCGTTACGTGAATATCCGTGCGGCAAAGAATACCTTCGCCGGGGATCACAACATTGACTGTGCCGGCTGCCGCAGGAGCTGTGTAAGAAAAGACCGTGGTTCCACTTGCACCTCCGTCTTTAATAACGACTGTGCCTCCTGTAGCGAATGAAAGCACAAGACCTTTGACACGGGCTGAAGCTGCGTATGCAGTACCCGTGGTGGTACGTTCTGCCGCTTTTACGTCATATTGCATAGCCATAATTAGCTCCTACTGTTCTTGCGTTTCTTCTGGCGCTTCTAAGCGGTTGATAAGCATTTGATAGGCTGCAACTGTTGCTTTTGATTGAAGGAGGAAGACTTCAGCCTTCCCCGCCTCTTTCTGCAACTCAGCAATCTCTGCTTCCAGAAATTCTTTGGTAATCTGCATTATGTATTCGTTGTAGTCAACATAATGTAGTAAGCAGTACCCGCGCTGTCCACAATCTTCAATGAGTTTGTAGCAGCACCCTGCGTATTTGCCGTTACCATCGCAGCGGGAACATTAAACAAGTTAGCAACCGCACCTGTTCCGCTATTTGTGAAACGAATGAACGAGGCGTTAGTCCAAGTGCCGCCAGACGCAAAATCAGAATCAGCTTGAATAGCTGCGATTGTGCCGCCGGGGTTTGTAGAGGTGCCGCCCAATGTAGCGCGAAGCGCGTTACCCGCACCAGAAATAGTGCCCGAGCCATTAATTGACAAGCTAACGTGAGCACCGTTAATTGTGCCGCCTGTTGCGCCGCCTGCGCCCGTTACTCGGGTCAAGGCGCGGATTGTTTCACCGGAGCCTGTCGAAGTAAACGTCAAACGGGAGTAGCTTAACCGTGTATCGCCGGTTGTAGCCGAAGATGTTGCGTAGGCGGAGTCAATATTTTGAGCTGTAGTTACAACGATAGGGTCTGTAACTGTGCCCGAAACAAAACCGTTAAGCGATTTTACTGGGCCGCTGAATGTGGTCAATGCCATGATAATTCCTTGTATATGCAGTACTTCGCTCTACTGTCTCTGCATCGTCCGCTGGGGCGGTCAGTAAAGCTGGAGGTTCCCAGATGATGTATTTATACATCTTTTAGGGTGTGGGGGCAAGGAGTTTGTTAGACTTCACAAGATTTTCTTCTTGCGTTATGACACGCAGATTCCACGGCACATGCAGTCCACACACTTCGTCGCTAATCAATGGGACTATGTGATCGACCACATACCTTTCACCGGTAAGTTTAGTAAGCTCCTGTGCTTGCAGGTACAGCTTCCGCATCGCTAGCTTTTGCTCAACAGTGACCCATGCTGGTGTGGCATCTCTATGGCGACGCTTACGGACGCTGGTTAGTGCTTTGTAATATTCAGGATTTTTAGCTTTGTGTGTGTCTTTATATTGACGCACCTCCGAAGCAGGGCGGGCGATGGCGCGAGCTTTAACTATATCCCGGTTTTTTTCATAGTACCTGCGCCCTGCGGCTTTAGCAGCCTCGGACTTTGGCTTTGCTTTACGGCGCTCATTGTCAATAACCCAGTCTTCTTTCAGGCACTCCACACAGGCACCTTTAGTTTTACGTAGGGCTATATGCCCCCGTGCGCAGGCTTTACCGGTGAAATAGTGGGTTGCACCGGTTTGTTTTGCTTCGGTTCTGGTAGTTGGGTAGTCCATATCGCTCTCCTAGTTACGATACGGGTAATTATACACCTTGTATTTTAAGTGTCAACAAAAGAAAAACCCCCGCTTTTGGCGGGGGCTGGACTAGCTAAGTGCTTGATTTATAAGGCTTAAGCGCCCTCTGAACCAAACATGGAAAGCGGATCCGACCATCCGAACGAATAGCGTTCGCGGGATTTGTACCTTACGTTACCGGTATCGAAATCTCCATCCATGGAATTACTTAGTGGCATACGAACGAAGTGCTTCATACCGTTAGGTACGTCTGTGGTCAAGAACCAAGCGTTTGTGTCTGTCAACCAGTGGTTAATTGCGTAACCGTCTGGAATCGAACCGTTGTTCTTGATTGCGTTGATCGTGTTGTCTGCCGAACCAACCTGAAGCTCAGTTTCCAACAGCTTTGTTGCAACGAATTGCAGTGCCGATGGGATAATGAGTTTCTTAGGCTTAGCAGCGATCAAGAGACCACGTTCGTCAGTCCACGCAGCGATCTGAATCACAGCGTTTTCCAAGGAAGTTTCGTTCAAGTCAGCAGCGACCGAAGGGATGTTGCTGTTAGAACCACCACCAACCAAGGGGTGAGCATTGCTGAACAAAGAGACGCCGTCACCGCCGGTGTAGGACGCTGAGAAACCGTTGTTCAACACAGCAGCAGCCTTAACCTGCTTGGTGTATGCCATTGCGCGGGCGAGAGCCTTTGTATAACGAGCAGACAAAGAGTCGTACAAGTTATCTTCAATTGCCTCTTCCGTGAGCGAGAAGCCCAAAGCGATGGTTTCGTGGTTATAGCGAGCAGTCCAAGCTTCTTGAGCGTTGTCGTATGCAATTGCAGAACCTTCGTTCTTAACAGGTGCAGCCGAGAAGCCAGAAAGTTTGGTCTCTTCTTCGAAGGAACGCTCGGAGGTCTCA